CATAATACAGACGAATGCATTTGCTACATTCAAAAATGAGAATGACACACAAAGCAAAACAGCATTTGATTTATTAGGACAAATCGCAGACACATTTAAAGGAGATATAGATTTACACGACTCTCAAATAAATGTGTTGAAGAAGTTGGGAACAGATACTCAAGAAGTACTTACTACAGCTAAGAATATATCTTCTTTCGTTAACTCATCTAACATAGATGATATAGTAACAAGATTGTATGTTACATCAACTTTCAAGGTTGGAGATAAAGAAGATAAAAAGGAATTAAGAGAGCAACACAAGAAAGAGTTAGCTGCATTAAGAGAAACTCAAAAGCGAGCTTCTAAAGAGTATAATGCAAAGAAAAAATCACAGCAAATGCAAGAGGAGATTAACAGTCGCTATGCTCGTGAGTTATCTAAGCAAACTAAGAAAACTAAACGCAGTGGACACACTGTTAAATCTTACTCGCAGATTGCTAATGAGGTTGCTAATAAATATAGAGATAGAGATGTTAAAGCTGCACAACGTAAATTAGAAAGTCAAGCACAAGCAGACAAAAGAAAAGCAGAGATAGATAAACTAAAGGCTCAACAAAAAGAAGAAATGGCAGCACTTGATGAAGAAATAACAATTAGCTTAGTTGTGGAAAGTCCATTGATTAATGACTATCCATTTATCAATGAAATGGCAGTATCAAACAATGAACTACAAACCGCAGAAGAGCTTGAAGAGTGGGCTATGGAACATTTCACAAAAGAAAATATAGACAAGCCAAAGAACTCAATTAAAGTATCTTATGAACAGTTATCTGAAAAGATTAGTAGAGGGGATACAGTTATTCTTAAATATCTTAAATATGATGTTGATGAAAGAATACGTATTGTGGAAACACATTATGATCCTATGTTAGAACGTTGGAAAAGCTTTGTGTTAGGTAGTAAGGAAGGTAAGTTAGGTAGTGAAATATCTAGCAGTTCGCAAACAGCAGAACTTAGAGCTAATGCATATACAGATGCAATATCATATGATTTTGCAAAGAAGGTAAAAGAACAAGTAGAAAATGTCAATAAAGTTTTCGAGAAAAAAGAAGAGTTATTCAAGAAACAAATAGAAGATGGTATTGAAGTTTCTAAAGCTAAAGCAGAAGTAGTTAAAAACGAAATACGAGAAGAAATAAATAATAGTATTACAGAGCTTAATCATAAGATAGATAACATGAGTAGTTCTAGTATTGAAGATTTAAAAAGGCAAGTAGAAGAAAATAAAACCATTTCAGAAGCAACTATAAAAATGATGGGAACAGAGGATAGTGTAATCTACAGTAAAAATAGATTAGAAGGTTCTCCAGAGAGATATATTCCACCAGGTACAGAATATATTGAGGTAACTCATAATGGAGATGGTTTTGAACTAGGACAACAATATACGATTAGTTGGGAAGCTGTTTGTGTAAAACGTGATTTTTATGATGTAACTGTGAGATTGAGTCGAGCATTACCACACGCAGCTAACGTTATGTTGATTGATAAGTATGGAGCATTTCCAACAGGAGAACATGAATTTAATGTAGGAGAACAAGAAGCTAAATATTTAAGAATATATGACTCTGAATATTATATCAAAGTAGTTAGTAAATGGTTTAAAGAATTAAATGCACCTACATTAATAAGAAATGCTGCAACAATATCAGTACCTATTGTTTATCTTGAATATGCAGATGGAAACAAAAATGACATTGAAGGAAATTGGAGTGAAAATCCGACATATATTTTTGATGGAGGAGGAAAATAAATAAATGGCAGAAAAAATACCTATAAGAGTGCAACACAAAAGAATGAGTGTTAGTGATTGGGAGTTTAGCGATTTAATATTATTAGACGGAGAAATTGGAATTGAGACCGAAACAGGAAAAGCTAAGGTCGGTAATGGTCGTGATAGATTCTCCGATTTAAAATACCTAGCTGGAATTAAAGGAGACCAGGGAATACAAGGTATTCAAGGACCTCCAGGAAGAGACGGTGTTGTAACGTTTCAAGCATTATCACAATCTGAAAAAGAGTCTATAAAAGGAGATAAGGGAAAAGATGCTGTAGTAGGAGACTACAATTTGTTATTAAATTCTTTATTTTCTAACGCTAATATTAGAACTAATGGAAATCCTACACTTGCAATTATCCCAAGTGATTATAACGGACGTAACACACTAGATGTAAAAAAAAGTGGTGCAACATCTAACACATGGGCAGGAGTTCAAATTGACACATCACAAAGAATGTTAAGAGCTGGAGATACGTTAGTATTAAGAATGCCTATTTACGTTTATTCAGATGTTAACCTTGACAGTGGTTTAGCATTAAATATTAAAAAACACACAGGGAATAAAATTTTAAAAGGTATTAATTTAAACGACTTACCACGTGACAAATGGACTATTTACGAAGAAAAAATAACTATTACTGAAACTGTTGATTTTGAAAATGAGACATATTGGTTTTTCTTATATTTTGTTAAAAACGGACATTTCAAAATTGCGGAGCCATATATAAGCTTTGGAGATGAAGTACCTTCTAGATGGCAACCAAATATTGAGGATTTAAAAGGTAACACAATATTAAATCAACAGAACGGACAATCTCTTAAATATTGGTGTGGAACTGAACAACAATATAACGCACTAGCAGTAAAAGATAACAACACTATTTACGACATTGTGAAGTAGGTGGACTTATGGAACGAGTAAAATTATTAGTCGGAAATAAGGAAGTCGAAAAACGATATGTAGGAAATAAGTTAGTTTGGCAAAAAGACTTACTAAAATATCTAGAAGGCTGCTACGTGGAAATTAAACAAGATAAATTAATATTAGTTGCTAATGACAGTAGGTTCACTAATACAACAGCAATAAGACGTGTAACATTTAATGATGAAGAATTAGAAGGACTTACAAGCATTACATTTGAGAACTATAAATATAACATCACACTAAGTAATCAAGCTGCTTTTATTAATAAGATGAAATGGGAAGATTTAACAAACAAAACTAATGTTACTGTTAAGTTTTTTGAAAGGTAGGTGGTTAAATGGATATAGAAATTAATAATGTCAAAACTCAAGCAAATTTTAGAAATAATAAATACCAATTTACATTTACCCCACTTAAAAAAGATGCAACTATTAAGCTTTATCACATGGGCTGTGTTGGAGAAACACAGATTAATCATTTACAAATCGAGAAGGGAAATGATGCAACATCATTTGAAACACCGATTAAACAACCTAACGCCCTTACTGGAGTACTCAAAGAAATTAGAGATCTTGATATTCAAATGAGAGATTTTAACAGTGAGTTCTGGGGTAAAGTAAAGCTTAACAATAAAGGAATGTTAACAGAGTTCCGAGATAAAGAACTAAAAACTCTTCTGACAAGTACAGCAGAAGGATTAAGCACACAGGTTAAAAAAGATATCAATAAAGCAGTAGCAAGCCTTGATGTAAGGATAAATAAAGTAGGTGCTAGTGTTGAGGAGTCGTTGAAAAAATCAGACATAACATTAACACCAGAAGGGATATCATTAGGAACTAAAACAACTATTGATGGAAACACCATATCAAGTATGTTGGTTGCGAAACCAGAAGGAATTAAAGCAATTACAAATAAAATGATGATTGGTCCAGCATATGATAACTTAGTTTATTTAGACAAAAGAAGAAGTTTTGAATTTAACGAAGAGTATATTGATATAACAGATTTAATTGATAATGATGTGTTGTTGAAGAATGATAGATTTCAGTTGTCATTTGATGCCAACTATGATGGAGAATTACCGTTTACATTTGAGTTGATAATGTCAATTTCGTCAACTAATTTCTATGGTAAAATATACGCTTTTCCGTTAATTTCAAGAGGTGCATTAGCTAGAGACCGTGGTAAAGTTGATATAACGCTTGACATAGATAGACTATTCGAAGATTTTGAAGGAATTAAAAGTTATCAATTTCGATTAAGACAAGCTAGTAAAACTAACAATATCAATATGCAGATAAACAATCTAAAATTGTTTAAGAAAAAAGATGCAACATTAATTGTAGATGGTTCTATTAAAGGTAGACAGATTGCCGGAGAAACAATCACAGGTGGACATATTAAAGCTGCAACTATAGAGTCTGTGAATATTAACACAGAGGCAATTAAAGCAGAACATTTAAAAGTAGACCAAGCAATGATTAACAAACTATTAGTTAATGATATGTTAGTTACTAATCTGTTTGCTAAAGATGGTTTTATTAGAAATCTTAAATCAGTTAAGATAAGTGCTAGTCAATTAGAAGCAGATTTTCTAAGATCTTACAAAGGATATATAGGTGGTTTCCAGATAGGTATACACGATAAAGACAAAGGTAGCTCATGGTTGACAGGAGAAAATCAATTCTATGTTGGTATGTCAAACGGTAAAGGAACGTGGGGACAAACAGCACTTTGGGTTAACTGGGGTAGCCGCTGGGATAAAGTAGGACCGGAAGCTTGGTTTGTAAAAGAAACCGGAGAGATGTATTGTTACAACAAAGCTAGATTTTGGAATACACCAACAGTATTCGGAGATTTGCAAGTAACGGGAGAAATAAAATACCTTAACCCAAACAGCTCGGGTCACTGGATATCTAGTCCACAATACAAAAAAATAGAAACAAGAAACGGATTCGCTTATATATACTACAGCTCGTATGGATATGACTGGTGGGAGCTTAACAAAGAAATCTCCGACAGAAGATATAAACGAAATATCCAGGAAAGCAAAGTAAATGCACTTAATGTAATTGGTAAACTTAAAACTTACAGTTTCACTAAAGAATATGATGGACAAGTAAAAGATATTGAATGTGGAATTATGGCTCAAGATGTTGAGCAATACGTAAATCCTGCATTTAAACAATTACCAGATGATATTAAATCATATAGTGCATTTGAAATGATACCTTATTTAATTAAAGGTATTCAAGAATTAACAGCACAAAATAAATTATTACAAGAGAAAGTGGAGGCAATAACACATGGAAGATAAATTACAACCTATTCATTTAATAGCACAAGAGCTATCAGAAAAAACTATTGAATTAGCTAACTACAAGATAGCTTATGATAATTTAAGTACTGAATACAAGAAAATTCAAGACTTAATTAATAACAATGAAGAGCTTAAGGAGTTAGTAGAAAAACTAAGCAATAAAGGAGAGTAGTATGGCATTAGAAATTACAAATAGAAATGCAGTACCTACTGTTGGTGGATATAGTTCAGTAAACATCACATTTACACTAAGAAATGGAACTGTATATTTAAATGGTGGTGTAGATTTACCTGGTAAATTTGCTACAGCTAGTGATAGTGAGATTCTTGAAGAAGTAAGAAAACAACTAGCACAACAAATGTTTACAGGAGAAAGTACACCAGCATTAGTAACTGAATATGCAAATCTTAAAGAAGAAGTAAGTGTTTTGGCAAATCATAAAGAAGAGCCAACTGACAGAGTTAAAGCGTTACGTAAGTTAGTAGCTAAAGTTAATAAAGGTAACGACAAACTAATAATGACATTACTATTAAATGTGTTAGATGCAAAAGTTATTAATGATAACAAAGATACTATCATTAACGCATTTGATAACTATGAAATAGGTGTTGAATACTCAACTGGAGACAAGATTAAATACGAAGGTAAGCTATACGAAGTATTAGAAGACCACACATCAGTTGAAGTATGGAAGCCAAACGCAGAAGGTACTAAATATAAAGAGATAGTATTAACAAGGGAAGAGGCAAACGTAAAAGATGATATAGAAGATGAAAAGAACAGATATGTAACAAAAGGACAGCTTGATGAAGCTATGGGAAGTGTTATTAACACAATCTTATCAATGTTTGAAGAAGAGGAGAAAGAAGATGAACATACTGAAGAACATAATGGAAACTTACCACACAACGAAGGGGGTACTGAAAGTCATGAGACCGAGTAGACTAAGATTTAAAAAAGATGATTATTTAGTTCAATTATATGTAAGACAGATTATTACAAAAGCAAAAACAATTAATGATGTACCAAATATTGGTAACTTAAGGGTAGTAGTTCAAGGAGAAGTCGACAGAATAGAAAAAGAATACGAAGAAAGACACAGAGAAAACTAAAATCTCTGTTAAGAGGATTTAGAATGAGTGACGGATTAATATTAGGATTAAGCACTGGAGTTGCAACGCCACTGTTAACATTGATTATTACAAAGTACAACGAAAAAGGCGAAAAAAATCTTAAAGAAATAAACGAAACGCTTAAGGAAATTAAGGAACTTGCACAAAAAACAGCAGTCGGAACAAAGACTATTAGTAGGCATAGACTAATTAAAGATATGAACAGAATCATAGCAAGAGGTTACATAACTTCTAAAGAACTTGAGGACATAACTATACTCTATAAATCTTATGAAGAGCTAGGAGGTAACAGTTACGTTTCTGACCTGTTCATAACCTGTAGAAAACTTCCTATAAAGGAGGAAAAATAATTGATAGATAAAAAAATACAACTAACATTTAACAGCACAGTAAATAAGAGAATTAAAGTTCGCAGTAATTGCGAGCTTTACTCTCATGACAAAAACAACAACGAGTTTGAGTTAACAATTAATAATTACACACTTACTAACGAAGAAATAACAGTACTGTTCAAGTTTGTTAAGTCAATAAAATATTGGGAAACTCAAGGAACTATTGAAGATAACAAGATTAAATTTAAGTTTGACACTAGCTTAATAACTGAAAATGAGCGTGTTAACTGCTATATCATCTTGAAGAACGAAGAAAAAGAAAGTGATATTTACAGCTTTAGCTTTGATGTGAAGATGTCTGAATATGATTTAAAAGACAACCTACCTGTTAAAGAGCGATATTTTGCTAATAGCGTAGTAGTTGACAAATTAGACGTACTAACAAAAGAAGTACTAGCAACGGAGCTAGAGAAAGCTAAAAACACTTTCGCTTTAAAAACTGACTTATCAGAGTTTGTAAGAACTAGTGATATTTCAGACGTGGTAAGAACAGCAACACTTAACGATTATCAGTTAAAAAGCGAAATGCCAAACGTTACAGAGATAGTTAACAACACAATAGATAGTAAGGGATTTTTAACAACACACCAAAGTTTAGTTGACTATGCGAAGAAGTCAGAACTACCTATTGACTATGTTTCAAACGCTAAATTAGAAGAATTAAAAACACAGCTAACAATAGATACTAGCAACTTTGCAACCAAGCAAGAATTACAAGCTATTAGTGGTAGTCAACTAAATGTTGACAACCTTGTAACTAAAGATGAATTAAATAGCAAGAATTATTTAACGCAGCATCAATCTTTAGAAGATTATGTAACAAAAAATGAGTTGGATAATAAACACTATTTAACAGCACACCAAGATATAAGTAATTTAGCGACTAAACAAGAATTACAAGAAGTCAGCAACCGTCAAGTAACGATTGATACTTCAAACCTTGCGACTAAAGAGGAACTTAGAAAAGCTTTCTTAGATGAAGAAGAACATGAGAAATATGCTAAAAAGTCAGAGCTACCGCAACCATATAACGACACGGATATTAAGAGTAGATTGACAACATTAGAGAACAGACCTGCGGGAAATGTTGATACTAGTGATTTTGCGACTAAACAGGAGTTAAATAAAGAGTCAACTAGAATTAGTGACCTTGAATTAAAAGATAAAACAAATATTACTAAATTTGAAACACCGTTTAAAACAACAGATGTGACAAGAGTTGAAGATTATTTAAATAATACTAACGAACATTTTAGACCTGGAAATTACGGTCGATTATATTCGGATAAATACGATAATCATTTAGTCGTTACTGGCAGTCGAAAAACAGCTAAATTTGAAACTTTATTATATACAGTAGGTAGTTCGCTCCCAGATGGATATGAACCAGACTTTGAATTTTCTGAGGGAGATAATATCAAGTTTATAACAACACGAAATATACATGATTATCTACCAAGAAATACAGGTAACACAGGTAACACAACCGAACTAGACAACCGCTTAAAAGTTCTAGAAGCGAAACAGTGGGAAATTCATGGACGAGGAATGCCGAATGGAGTAGTTACAGCACCTGTTGGAACGACATATGTTGACGAGGCGGTAACTAACGGTGCTTTGAAATGGATTAAGAAAAGCGGAACAGGGAACACAGGTTGGGAAGTTCTTATTGGAGATACTGGCTGGAAAATACTTCCGTCAGTATCAAAATTAGGGAACTCATTTGTTAAAGTAAGACGTGTTAATAATGTAGTATCTTATCAATTCGGAGGATTATCATGGGGTTGGTTTGGAATTGTTAGAAGAGGTGGCGCAGGATATGTCCTACAAGGCTCTGACAGAGAACGAAATTGTTATATAATTCAAAATAATGGAATTCCAGCAGGTTATAGAACTGAGGCTTCGCTTATTGGAAATATATATAATGATAAAGGTATCCCTTATGGAACATGGTATTTAGGAGGCGTTGGAGACTATAACCAGTTAAGATTCCAGTTCACTGACCCTGTGCCAACAGATAGAGATATTGGAGATATACGAATAAGTTCTATCTCTTATTTAACTAACGAGCCATGGCCACAAAACTAGAAAGGAGGTGTAAAATATGATAAATTGGAAAGTACGTTTTAAGAATAAACATTTTGTTATATCTTTTATTGCTGCAATTCTTTTACTTGTTAAACAAGTAGCAGCTTTACTAGGATATAATCTTGATACTGAACTATTCAACCATAACATTAATGGAATAGTTGATACAGTATTCTTAATGTTATCATTGCTAGGAATAGTCAATGATGCAACTACACAAGGACTTAGCGATAGTAAGCAAGCCTTGACATATACAGAGCCAAAACAAGACTAATGATAGTCTTTTTATTTTACTTAAATTTAGGAGGAACAAACAATGGCAGATATTTATAGCTCATACTTTCAACAAGGAATTTATTTCGCACCGCCAAAAAACTCAATAAAAGGAGTAGTAATTCACAACGATGCGTCAAGTTGGGGTGCAAAAGCGTGGGAGTCACAATTAACAGCAAAAGTTAACAACGGAACGCTAGACACAGGATTCGCAGCTTATTACGTAGATAGAAATGATACACTTGTATTCCAACCAGTAAATTATCAAGAGTGGCATACAGCGACTTATGAAGGTAACGCAAATTACATCGGACTTGAATCTTGTCAATCAATGAGTGCATCTGATGAAGAGTTTATCGCTAACGAAGATGCAACACTTATGATAGCAGGTGAATTACTAGAATCTTATGGATTACCAGTGAATGAATATACTGTAAGATTACATCACGAGTTTAGTGCTACAGCTTGTCCGCATCGTTCAATGGAATTACACGGCGGTGGTGGTGCTTACTATGGTGCAGGTACTCAAAATTGTAAAGCTTACTTCATTGATAGAATTAAAAAGCTAAGAAGTGGTGAAATAGAAATCGGAGATACTACAAACACTGCAGCTGTAGTTGAAAAATCTATACTAGATGAAGATGTAGAACTACCAAAAAGTGATACACCATATTATGAAGCAACTGTTTCTATAGACTACTACCTTGAAAGCCAACCAGACTTAGCAAGCGAGGATAAGGAATTCGTAGCTGCTGGTACTAGAGTTCGAGTTTATGAGAAAAAAGACGGTTGGAGTAGAGTGAATTACAAAGACAGCGACCAATGGATTGAGGATAAATACTTAACAGAGTGTG